AATATTATCACATCCAGAACAGAACTCTTATGTCACCGTGGCAGAAGCTAATGATTATCTATTAACCAAACAGGGTTATGATGCTTGGGCTGCCCTATCTACAGCAAAAAAGGAGGCTTTCTTAAAACAAGCAGCACTCCAGATGAATGAGATAAGGTATAAGGCATACGAGGTATATGATAGAGATAAAGACTACCGTAGAGAGCAAAAATTAGCCTTCCCAAGGGTTTATTATAATACTCTACACTATGGCAATGCTACCTCAGCAACTGCTACTACAGTCTCAGTTTTACAATTAGGAGGACAGCAGTATTTAGCAGATGATGTTTTGAATGGGGGACAGTAGTTATCCGAGAGGGGACTGGTAGAGGACAGACTTTAGCTATAACCGATTGGGATAGTGCCACAGGAACTGCTACAGTGTCGGGGTGGACAGTACAGCCAGATACAACTAGTGGGATTGTATTTATCCACCCAGTAGATGACAAGGTAAAATATGCAACAGATAGAACAGGCTTATTTCTTATCCCAGTACAAAGATGAGGATTATACTTAATATAAATCTCAGGAGTAGAGTCATATAGAATAGGAGACTTATCCGAGACTTATGGAGGAGCTAATGTAAGATTTGCACTAGTAGGGGGACGACCTTTCTCACCTTTAGCACAGTCACTATTAACTGGACTTATAGATACTACAGGTTATATAACATACTAAGATGATTTAGTCTTGCCAAATACCTTAATCAAGATATAGAGCTAAATATCCGAAGTGGGTATGATGTCTATGGAAAGTCTATAACTACTACCTCCTATATAAAGGGAAGGTTAGTATATGCAAAGAGACAAGACAGAGGATTACAGGCTAAGCCTTTAGTATTTTGATGTAGAGGTCTGGATCTACCCTACCCAGTCAGTCAATGTAGATGATACAATCACAGCAGATGGGGTGGTGTTTAGGGTAATAGATATACAGATATTTAGAACAAGACAAGGGCAGATACACCATAAGAAACTATTAGCCCAAAAGTATGTCTAGTGTTAGGATTACCAAGAATACATTAAGCAAGAACTTGCAGAAGCTCCAGAATATGGATTTGACTAATGAATGGGGTAGAATATGCTCAGGGGAATTATTAAGACTGTCTAGGTATGTAGTGCCATTTTACTCAGGGAGACTATCCCAGTCAGGCTTCTTTAGAAAAGAAGGGCAGTATTGGATTACAGGGTATGACACAAAGTATGCAATGTACCAACACGAGGGAATGAGAAGAGATGGAACAAGGGTGGTTAGAAATTGGAGTAATGGTAGAAAGAATAAGTTCTTAGAAAACCCACTCAAAGAGAATATCAGCACTTGGAACAAAGTAGCTAATCAGGTATTAATGCAAGAATTAAAAAAGAAACTATGACTTTACTTACAGATATTGCAAATTACATAGATGCACAGACTACCCTTACCAAAGGGACAGACTTATTCATAGGGACACTCCCAGCCAATATAGACAACTGTGTGGGGATATTCCAGAGTGGAGGTGTAGAGCCTACTACTTATATTGACATAATAAAGCCGACTATTCAGGTTATAGTAAGGAATACCAACTATGAGGATGCCCAGCAGTTAGCCTATGAGGTATATGATCTAATGCACCAGATATACAATACAACTCTAGGTGGGACTTATCTATACACTATATTTGCACTACAAGAGCCAACAGATATAGGAGAGGATGAGACAGGTAGAGCGGTATTTACTGGCAACTATGTGTTGGAAGTTAGGAACTAGGCAACAAGTGATAATATAACTTTATACAATTAACTTTATACGAATATGGCAATGCAAGACATCAATGTAGGATATGCTACAGTCACTTGGGGAGGAACATCTCTAGGTGAAACAGAAGGTGAAGTGCGACTTGAGGTAATAACCCAAAGAGTTATGCAGTCATCTGATACATATGGAGCAGAAACACCTTTTGACATGATTGAGGTAGGGCGACAATTAAGAGTAACTGTACCTATGTCAGAGTATTCTTTCTCAGTATTACAAAACATAGTACAAACAGCAGATGTAGCTGGAGGAAAATTAAAGATTGGAGAGGTAGTAGGAGCTTCAACAAGAGCCTTAGCTAAAAAATTAGTTATTCACCCAATCATTAAAGGATCTAACACTGGATCAGACATTACATTACACCAAGCTGTAGTTTCATCTGAGACTATTGAGGTATCTTTCAGCAATGATAGAAGTCAAATAGAAGTAGAGTTTATGGCACTTATAGATGCAACAAACACGGACGGAGTATTAGGATATATTGGAACACCTGCTTAATATGGCAATAAAAGCACTAACAATTCAAGATGTATTAGAGCTTACCCAAGAGGTTAAGCCCATCTTGGAGTTATCCCAGAACATTGACCAACAGAATGTATCTGGATCAACCTTAGACATAGTATTAAACAACCTAGAGAAGGCTATCCCTGTACTATCTACCCTAAGCAATAAAAGCCTCTCAGAGGAGCAAATTAAGGCTCTTAGTATGGTAGAGTTAGTAGAACTAATAGATGAGATATTAGAAGCTAATGGGGTGGAGCAACTGCTGGGTTTATTTAACCAAAATCAGTCAAAGGTTTCAGAGCAAGAAGTAGACCCACACTCCCCTAGCCTGATGATGATTGTATTGGAGTTCTTTGCACATAACTATTCGTATTCAAAACAAGAGACAATGCAACTGACTATCCCAGAAGCATTGTTTTTTTATACCCAAACTATAAAGAGAGAGAAACTAAAAGCACTGGATCAGGTAACCGAGTGGGAGATACAATTAGCAATAGCTACAAACCCACATCTAAAGAGTACAGATAGCAAAAAGTTATCTAATGAGTTCAAGCGAGTAAAGATGAGAATGCAAGATACAAAGGTAAAACCACAAGAGGTAGAGAAGAACTTGGATCATCTAAAAAGATTACTAGGCAACAAATGATAAACTAGCAATAATAAGTAACACATATATATGGCATTATCAGCAGGAGCAGTAGTAGCACAATTTGATGGAGACTTCAAAGGTCTAAACAAAGGCTTGCAAGATGCACAATCTAAAATTGATGGATTTACTGGAGGTATAAAAAAAGCTGGGAGTAAAATAGGAGAAGTATTTAGCAATATTGGTGATGCTGCTATAAAATATGGCAAGATTTTAGGAGTAGCAGGGACTGCTGCCACTGTGTTTGGGATAAAAACTGCAGCTGACTTACAAGCATTATCTACTAGCTTTGAGACTTTAACTGGAAGTGCTGAGAAGGGGAGGAAGGTATTTACTGACCTTAAAAAGATGGGAGCCACCACACCATTTGAGGTAGGTGATCTAGCTAAGGCTACTCAGACAATGTTAGCCTTTGGAATTGAGGTAGACAAAACAGAGGGATATCTTAAAATGCTTGGAGATGTATCTATGGGAAACAAAGACAAGCTGGGAGGATTAGCACTTGCCTTCTCACAGGTACAGTCTACAGGTAGATTGATGGGGCAAGATTTACTACAGATGATCAACCAAGGATTTAACCCATTGACCATAATATCCCAGAAGACTGGAAGGTCTATGAAAGACCTCAAAAAGGATATGGAGGATGGCAAGATAACTGTAGAGATGGTAACAGATGCCTTCAAGACTGCAACCTCTGAGGGTGGATTATTCTATCAGGGAATGGACAGAGGTGCTAAAACTTTATCTGGGACATTCTCAACCTTAATGGACAATATAAAGTTAATGGCTGCTGGGTTAGCAGGATTAGCAGATGATGGAACTATTGTAGAAGGAAGTTTATTATCTTTAGTACAGCAAGGAGTAAATGTACTCAATGAGTCTTTAGCTAAAATAGACTGGGTAAAAGTAGGACAAGATATAAGAACAAATATTATTACTGCTATAGATACTTTAAGAACATCAATAGAAAATCTTATAAATTGGTATAATCAACATAAATTAGCTATTGAAATTGTAACTGTTGTATTGTTATCTTTTGGAACTGCATTTGCTATTGTTAGAACTGCTGTATGGTTATACACAGCTGCAATAACTGCAGCTACTGTTGCAACTACTGGATTTGGAGTTGTAGTTGGATTTATTACAAGCCCTATTGGAATAGCTGTTGGAATTATTGGTACTTTAATTGGGTTATTATACACTTTGTGGAGAAATTGGGGAGCATTAACTGCCCAAGGTACATTTTTAGGAGACAAAATACAATGGGTTAAAGATAAGTTTAGCCAATTAAAAGACTCTATAAATGGTATGATCCAAGCATTAGGAAACATTAGAATGCCAAAAGCATTAACCGATATAATAGACAAGATGAAAGGATTAGGAAATGTCCCTGGGTTAGGAACTTTTTTTCAAAGGGAAACTTCCTGGGTTTGCTAATGGAGTAAGAAACTTTGCAGGGGGATTGTCTATAGTAGGTGAGAGAGGTCCAGAGCTTGTCAATCTACCTAAGGGANCNGATGTATTTAGCAATGAAGAGAGCAGAAAGAATGGACTGGAGGTCAGGGGAATTACCATTGAGACTATGAATATAAAGAGTGGTGTAGACTGGGAAGTTGGAGCTTCATACCTTGCACAAAAATTAAGATTATCATAATATGGAAACTTTAGNATTTAATGGGATTACAGCTACAATAGGAGGAGACTACCATTTAGCCAATATAGAGGGATTATTAATTGGAGGGATAGAATTCTCCGCCTTTAATATTCCACAGTCTAATAAGGCTGTTTTTGTGTCTAATTTTGCACATAGCAAGGTCATCTCTATAGACATTGCTGTAAGAGGGTCAGATATGGCAGATTTCTACCTTAAGAGACAGGCATTACTCAAGGCTATATATCCAGCTACTAATCAGGAGGTAAGTTTTGTCTATACCACAGAGGATAGTCAGGTATATACATTCAAGGGGTACCTTCGTACTGCTGTCAATGAAGGTGAGAGGACAGGTAGTTATCAGACAATAGGTTTTTCAATATATGTGCCTTCTGGGACAATTACAAGTGGAAACCTTAACTCAGTTACCTTAGAACAAACAGGAGTGCCAACAGGGGCAGTTTTGCCTTGGACTTTACCTGTCTTGTTAGGAACTGTGTCTGGATCTGCTACACTTAACAATGATGGGAATGGATATGCTACAATAGACATAGAGATCACAGGTCCAGGGGAAGGATTTACTATACTTAATCAAACTACAGGGATACTATTCAAAGTAGATGGACTTACCCTAACAGCTGGGCAGAAAATACAGATTACAGGAGATGATTTAACAGTTACCCAATCTGGAGTGTCTATATTCCAGTATGTAACTAGTGACTCACAATTTATAACATTAGCACCTGGAAATAATAACCTCGCACTATATGTAGACTCAGGAGCTACATCAGATACACAAGCAGTAATAACTTGGTACAATACCTATGTCGGAATATAAGTATATATTATGGGACTTTAGAACAGGGCAAAAAGAAATATTGCCAGAGGCTTTGAATAGAAGCTACTCCTATCAGTTAAACAGGGCTGGTAAGGCTAGTTTTAGTCTACCATTGACTACTGAGAGACTGCAAAGGTTCCCATTATATATAGGAGTGACTAGACTATTGATATATAGAGCAGATAAGTTGATTTGGGCTGGAGTTATCTGGGAGATTACCGAGGATGCACAGGATGATGAGGGAACGGTCAATGTACAATGTACCGAGATATTCCACATACTAAGTGAGAAGAGATATACCTCTAACACCTATACCTCTACAGATGCAGGACAGATAGCTTGGGGGCTTATCAATACCACACAGGGGCTGACAGGTGGTAATCTAGGGTTGACACAGGGGACAATACAAGCTACACAGAATAGAGATAGACAATACTTTGATGAGAAAATAGGTGAGAAGATTATCCAGCTTACTGAGGTTATAAATGGGTTTGACTTTGAGATTACACCTAGTATAAAGACTAATACTTTAGGTGTCTTTAATGTATACAGTAAAAGAGGAACTACACTTAATACATTTAGACTAGAATATGGTGAGGGATTAAAAAACAATATACAATCTTGGAGCAGAAAAAGGACTTTATCAGATATGTTTAATAGTGTGATTGTAGAAGGTGAGGGTTTGGGAGATGCTAAATTAAGCTCTAGTCAGTCTGATCCAGCTTTAATATCTTCGGTAGGATTATTGGAAGGTAGAATACAAGAAAAGTCAATCAATCAAATAACTACATTGATTTCTAAAGCTGAAGAGTTTATCCGAATAAGAAAGACAGAACAGCCACTTTATGATATAACTGTAAATAATGCCTATGATGATTTTGGGAAGTACGATGTAGGAGATATAGTGCCAGTCAGAATAAAGTATGGATACATAGATATGAATACTACAATGAGAATATATGGGATAGATGTGAGGATATCTGATGCAGGAGAAGAGGTCATAAAATTAACAATATCACCAATAGNATAAATATATGAGTACAAGTATACAAGAGCAAGACTTAATCCAGACAATAAAACAATTAGAACAGAGAGTAAATGATTTAGAGAGACAGCAGAGAACTATAGCAGGGACTAGTGAATTTTCAGGAGGGCAAGTTGTCAGAGTTGTAAATAATGCTGCAATAGTTGAATTTGTGGGATTGGGATATAATAGTATAATTTATGGTAGACAAGGTGGTCCAGTACAATATGTAGATATAAACTTTAATGCTAATGGATTTCTTTTGGACTATTTTAATGACTCTTCATCTAATTTGGGTTGGTTAAGATTAAGTGACCAATTAGATTTAAGATTAGATGCCCACGATGTAAATATCCCAGCTACCCCAACCTCTACAGGTACAAAAGGAGTTATAAAATGGGATGCAACCCACCTTTATGTATGTACAGCTACTAACACTTGGAGGCGAGTAGCAATAGGTACTTGGTAGGCAACAAGTGCTAAAGTGTATGTATAAACTTAGAATATACATATATGGCAATTGATGTAAGTTATAGAGATACATTTACTACCTCAGCTGAGGATTTAGCTAGAACAAATAGAAACTTTATTATCAACGAAGGAGTAGCCTTTGATGGGCTTAAGGTCACTCAATCTTTGACACCAGCAATGACTGTAGCTGTAGCTACTGGGACTGGTTATTTTTATGGGTCAGGAACTAATGCAAATGTAATGTATGAGTTCTATTCTGATGCAACTGAGACTGTGACTATTGGAACAGCTGGAGTACAAGCAAGAATAGATATAATCTGTCTTAAAGTAGATGCTTCAACTGGAGTAGCTAGTATAGTAGCTGTAGCTGGGACACCATCTGGATCCCCTGCTGTACCTGCCACACCTGCCTCACATTATAAACTAGCTGAAGTAGCTGTTGGAATATCTGTTACTACAATCACCAATGCTAATATTACAGACAGAAGAAGGTCTGTGTTTGTAGCACCTACTGGAGCAAGAAACCAAGGGCTTATAAATGGTAAAATAGTGCCTACAGTAGCCTCTAACAATCTAACTGTAGCTATAAAGACCCTAACTGATACAGACCCTACTGCTACTAACCCTGTTGGTATATGGATTGGTGGTACATTAAGGTGGATAACTTCTGCTTTGTCTGTGACTGCTAATGCTGGAACAAACTGGTTTAACTCTGGTAGTGCCGAGTTAGCTACTAAAGAGATAGATTATTTTGTATATTTGGCTTGGAATGCTGGAGCATCTCAAATTATGTTAGGGTTTGGTAGACTACCTTATGCTAGAGTTTATGGAGATTTTACAGGTTGGACAACTTCTACAAATGAAAAATTTGTTCAATTAGTAAATACTGGTTCAAGTGCTTTAACAAATGACTTTGTCAATATAGGAAGGTTTGCTGCTACTCTATCCGCTGGAGCTGGACATACTTGGTCTGTACCTACCTTTACCAATGCTAATCTTATACAAGAGCCTATTTATGAGACGAGGTGGTTAGGATTTACTCCTACATATTCAGCTAGTGGTTCTATGACTTGGACTTCTGTAACAACAACAAGGTCTTTTTATAAATTACAGAATGACATAGTACATATTGAAATTTATGCTTTAGGAACAACTGGTGGGTCAGCTTCAAGTGAATTAAGATTAACATTACCATTTTCAGCGGGGTCTTCTAATGAACAACGACCAGGTTGCGGACAAGCTATTGATAGTGCTGGGTTGTCTGGTTCACATTTTATAAATAATTCTATATTAAATACTACAAGATATGATGGAGCAAATTATGGATTAGGAGGAACAAGGGGAGTAATTTCAAAACCAATTTATAGAATTTAATAACAAACCTATGACTACAAACACACAATGGAACTGGAAAAAATGGCTCAATGGGGTAATAGTTATCCCAGAGGATACAACTGACCTAATTAAGTATGGAACTGCTCTTATAGTGGCATTATTAGCTAAATATGGCTATAGTGAGCTAGGAGAGTTAGAGCTTATGATTATAGCTGGAATAGTAAAGGCTGTAGTAGATAGAGTACATTATTACTGGAAATATGAATGATATGAAAACAGACCATATTGAGAGACTAGACCAGATTATAGACAATCCTAAAGAACATAGTACTGAGGAAAGAGTTAATATTGTAGTCCGAGTATTGAGAGATATAGCTTTACAGGTTCGAGGTCATTACAACGATATAGGGCTACTCAAGAGTATGGTTGAAAATATAAAAAACACTATAGATGGACTAGATAGTAAACTATTTGGAGATAGAGATAGTGAAGGAATAATCTATGCTTTGACTGCAGAAGTAAACTCTATGAAGAGGAGCTTTGATAACTTTGCAAAAGTATTATGGGCTGTAATTGTAGCAGTAGTTATAGATATAGCATTAAGATTTTTTAATATAATATAAAGATATGGCTACAACATACAATATAACAGCAATAAGAGGAGATACAAAGACATTTACTATAGATGTTCCTGATATAAATATAAGTGCCTATACCTTTAGATTAACAGTAAAGAATATAGATGATGTGTCTACAGATGACACAAGTGCTTTATTGGCTGTAAGCTGGAATACTCATTTGAATAACTTTGAGACCTCTATAACTTTGACAGCTACTCAGACAGCCTTTGCTACAGGTACATATAAATATGATATCCAGATGTCTAATGCTGGAGGTACTGTATATACTCTAATTATAGGTGAATGGGAGCATGTTAATGATGTAACTAAGACTATAACTGTATAATGGCTAATATAACAGCAACAATTGAAGAAGTACAGGTAGATGCTTCTATTGTAGAGGAGAGTATAGCTGTGGAGTTTAATGGGGTGAAGATCCCCTACTTTGGGCAGATGTCTAGTCAGACTCAACAGACTGTAGATATAATCACACAGGGGGTATATGTACCTATGAATATAACTGGAACTTTTGATACTGCTAATTCACAAGGGACTTCTGCTCCTACAACTGGAACTTTTGGAATAAAGAATATATCTGGGAAAACCCTTAGATTTATGGTGATTGCTACAGCCGATGTACAGCTTGGAAATAATAGAACAGCTGGACTCAGATTGGCTGTAAATGGAGTAGCATTACCAGAGACTACTTGTCAAGCTACAACTGGAAATAATAATTTAGCTAAGTTAATGACACAGTGGATGGTAAATTTAGCAAATGGAGATGAGGTTACATATCTATTGGCGGATATATCTTCTAATGCTGATATAACTGTAGACCGAGCTAAAATAGTAGCCTTTACAATATAGTTAATTATGTTATAATATAACATATAACTAACTACAATGTTTTATTCAAAATACAAAGCTAAAAAGACTATAATAGACGGGATAACCTTTGATAGCAAAAGTGAGGCTAGGAGGTATGAAGAATTGAAACTGCTACAAAGAGGTGGGTCAATAAAACACTTGTCTCTACAGCCCCGTTTTATGCTTCAGGAGGGCTTCAAGAACATACACACAGGTAAGAAAGAGAGGGCTATTGAGTATGTAGCAGATTTTATGTACCTAGAGGGAGGTAGAGTTATAGTGGAAGACCTTAAGGGTTTTAAAACAACAGACTATAAAATAAAAAGGAAGCTGTTCTTACATAAGTATCAGTCCGAATATTATCATTTAGAAACATAATTATGAACACAATATTTGAAGAAAAAGATTTGTCCAAAAGATATTATGTATTTTCTCATAAAGAATACGATTGCGGTGGTGGTTTATATGATTTAGATATTACAACTAATAATTT